CAAACGGGGATTACCTAAACCGGAATGCCGTAAGGCTATTGGACGAAGGTCTATGAATATCCGGCATGGTAACGGAGCCGCCGTAGTAGTCCGCGCGGGGGAAAGCCTCGTACAAGGCGAAGGGCGGCAGCTAATATTCATTAGACATCTATATACTTGAATGTACTAAACAAAAACAACAAAGGGCCTATATGCAAACATAGGCCCTTTGTTGTACAATATTAACAATGATATATCCTAACCTATACCATGCGGTAGATTAACAAAACATTAAGATAAAAGATTATTTACCAAATTTTTGCTCATGCATTATTGACCATATATACAATTCTGCAAGACCCATTGTCAATACAGAAGAATCATCTGACTGATTCTCAAATTGTAATGTATCAATAATGCATTTTACTATGGATGTTTCCATAAATGCATTTTTTTTAGATGAAATGGTTCAGTGATTAGGCACTGGGCCATTTCTGTTTTGCGGCAATATTGCCGCGTATATTATACTACGGTAGTGGTCAATTTTGCACTATTTTCAGAAAAATTTTCAAAGAAATCTGCATTTATTTTTTTCACACAAAGATAATGCATTGATTTACAGTATAATGCAAATTGATTGCGCGGAAATTTTCATTTTCTTTGAAAATTTTTCTGAAAATAGTGCAAAAACGGGGTCTGATGTAGTAATATATCTACATATAATAATGACCCACGATGATAAATTCGCTGATAGATTTATTGGACAGCCTACAATCCGAGGAGGATTGTCGGGAGTTCCTTGAGGCTATCAGATGGGACGGAGGCAGAGCTCCGATATGTCCGCATTGTGGCAGTCAGTCCAAAGAACATTATAAGCTGACGAATGGCGGGCAATATCGAGGCTTGCATAAATGTAAGGATTGCAACAAGCGATTTACCGTAACGGTAGGAACCATGTTCGAAGGTTCGCATATTCCGTTGCGTAAATGGTTTGTTGCAATTTATATGTTCTTGGCACATAAGAAAGGCATAAGCAGCATGCAGTTGCACAAGGATATTGCAGTTACGCAAAAGACAGCTTGGTTTATGTTGAGCCGAATACGTTATAACCTGCGAAACATCAAGTACATTATATACGGTGATGTTACGCAGGTCGATGAAACATATATCGGCGGTAAGAACAAGAATCGGAATGCAGGCAAACGATTGAAGAACACGAGAGGTCGTAGCCTTAAATTGAAAACTCCGGTAATGGGTATGCTGTCAAATGGTCGAGTTTATACAGAGGTCATTCCAAAAGCCAGCAAATGGATATTGCAGCATGCAATCAATACGTTTGTACCGAAAGGCAGTACAGTCGTTACCGATGGCTGGTATGGCTATAAAGGTTTACACGAAAATTACGAGCATAAAGTAGTAGACCATCATAGAGGTGAATATGTCAAAAGTGGTTATCATACGAATAGTATCGAGGGCTTTTGGAGCCAACTGAAACGTGGCATCGTAGGAGTTTACCATTTGGTCAGCAAAAAGCATTTGGAATTGTACTGCGATGAATTTGCTTGCAGATACAATACAAGGGATATAGAGGACGGACAAAGATTCGGAGTGTTTTTAACGATTGCCAATGACAGATTACGATATTGTGACTTAACTTTGTAAATGTTACATATTTTACAGCTCATGTGTAGAATGTCCTAAATTATTTCTATCTTTGTGTTGCCCGTTGGGCGAACATATTTGATAGGAAGCGTTTAGCTTATTCCTTACCGATGAATCTGGACAGTTCAAAAGTGTTAAAGGGATATGAGACGTTCTCCTTTGGTTTTGTATATGGTGCATTCGCATTAGATACAGCCAGAGGCGTGAGCTGTTTTCGTATATTTAACACAGGTTGTCCAGAACCTATCGGTAATATAAGTTAACAGTCTTGCGCCTTTCCTTGTATAGAAAATTCTCTTTTGAGGCTGGGGAGAGCAAAAATGTTTTACAATGGGTAAATTTTGGGATAATGCGACAAAGGAGTTTGGTAAGAAGACAGGAAAGGCTATTGGTAACAAGTTGTATGGAAAGCACGCAGATGATTATAGAAAGCGCGTATCTTTCAGTGGTAGTAGCAATGTTACGGTAACGCAGCCAAGTATCGACTATGACGCAATTGAACGAGCTAAACAGACTACGTTGGAATGCGAAAATAATCTGAAATTGCTGAATACTATCTTAAATATCGAGTTCAAGGCAAAAGACGTTGATGGAATCATTAAGAATTTGACATTTTTAGCAGCATCAATTGATTTGTGGCTTAAACAATCAGACAAGAAAAAGAGTGTTCGAGCAGCAGAATCGCAGTTTAAGACAGGTCTTGCAGTGCTTAATGCTGCCAATGCAGAACATCCAATGTTATCCTATTTTTCAGACAAAGAGCAGGAATGGCAAGCATATGCAGAAAAGCAAAGAAAGCAAAACATAATACTGTATAGCACATTATCTGTAATCTTTGTTATTCTTATAACATGGGCAGTTTGGGCTGTTAACGCAATATCATGATGAGCAGTGAAAACAGCCGAGTACCAAGAAATCATTATCAATTGGTCAAATAGGCAGACTATCAAAACCATAGATGACCTTGCAAAATGCACAGATGACAGACATAATGTGTTGTACCAATTGTATGGCGACCACCATATTTATGGGAGAGACACATTGTTGTACATTGGCAAGTCAGTCTATGCAGACAACAGAATGCGGGCGCATTTGAATGGGATTTTCAGCTTTGTGAACAATTTAAGCGTGTCAATTGGCAAGATTGACAATTATGACGAGTCATTGGAAATTCCGGAGTCAATTTTGATTGCTTGTCATAAGCCGAGTTATAACAAAGAGTTCATACATGATTTATCGCCAAAAGCTAAGCAGCATAAAATCATTGTGATAAACAATGGCAACAATGAAATGCTGAAAACGTGTTGTACAAACTTTTGGTGGGTGGATTAACAGTTAAGACGCATAAAGAAAGCGACCCAAAATTGGGTCGCTTTTTGTTTGTACATTCAAGTATATAGATATCGCGCGTTATTCCGCATTGGAGATCCGTTACATATTACTAAAAGCCCGGTCCATTTTTGCCGTCATTTCAACTACGCCCTTTCCGCGGAAGAAGTAGCGGCCCTCTACAACGACGGTGATCCCGCTGGGTATATCGTACCCAAGTCGCGCAGGTTACAGGCTACCCCGTATATACGTCTAATGGCTCCTATGACGACCGATGGTTGGTCGTCATATAATGCGCAATCTATTCCTCCAACTATTGTAGACGGCGCTTTAGCTGTGACATATCCAACAGAGACTGGGCAGGGATATAATAATGGAATATGGCGGCGGCTTTCTGTGAATGTAGAAAATGAATGCTATTTTTTGCTGAAATTCAAAGCTAAAGCAGACGATGACAACACCCGTATCGCTTCTTTCGTCGGAGTGGGATCCGGGCTGCCGTATTACAAGCATGATGTCATTGCATCAACATCGTTCACTGAATATTATGCGGTTTTTAAGAATACGAGAGGAGTGCCTATGACCTCTATCGGATTCTACCCTATTTTCAACACTTCCGGAAATGGTAAATTCTATATCAAAGATGTTAGCGTCACCTCCATAGGGCTCATCGCCGAGTACCTGCCGCAGAACCTTGTGGGACAATGGCATGAGAAACCGTTTGAGATTACGGGTATAACTACCTATACATGGACCGGAGAAACCGATCCTGTTTACTATCAAGAGCTTTTATTGGGCAGATTTATTCAAACGGGAGCGGTCGTGATGATTAAAGGTTCTGTGTCCGATTATCAAAGCGGAGAACCTTTTGTATATGTAGGGAATAGGCAGGCGATGATCCCTGCGCAAAATGGGAGTTTTACGCTCAAGGTCATCAACAACCGGGACAATATCGACCGTATCTATTATTATGGCGGGACTGTGAGATCTGATCGACGGTTGACGATTACCATAGATAGTGTCGAGCTGATTCCCGATGTAGCCTTGTCCTGGCTCGACAGCGCCAAGCAGTTCCCGCTGAATGATGAATATCTTCCGCCGCTTTTGCAAAGCGACGGTGGGTATGATTTGGCCGCGAACGGTACGCCGCAGATAATCATCAAATAAACCGAAAACATGAACAACTACGCAAAACTGATCGACGGGCGTCTGAAGTACGCCCCTACAACAATCAGGACCGCCGACGGGCTGGTCTGCAACCCGCGTCCGGACAAACTGATCCCGCTTGGATACAAAGAGGTGATCTTCGACGAGCAACCTGAACCATCCGATCCGCCGAAGCATTACCGGGAGGTCTACACAGAGGAAGATGACCGCATTCGGGTCGGCTGGGAGGAGTACGCGCCCGAACCGGAGCTGATGGCGAATCCCGAACAACTCCGAGAGGCCGCCTACCGCGCCGAGGCGGACCAATACCTGATGGCCTACGAGGGCTATCTGGCCGAGGGCAAGATACTCGAAGCCGACGAGCAGAAGGCACTCTATCTTGCCAAGAAGGCCGAGATCAGGGAGCGGTTCCCGGATAAGTAACCTGTCGGTCGAGCTCTCAAAATACCGCAAATATATGAAAAGACTTATCAATAAACTCGTCGGATGGCTCAACGCCATTGCCAAGGACAAATACCAGCACTTCGCAGTCGGGGCGGTCATCGCCTCCGCGGCGTTGATCGTGGCCGTGCCGTTGGGCGCCTGGTGGCGGTGGCTGCCTTTGATTGTGTCGATGATCGCCGTCCTGACGGCCGCCGTTGTCAAGGAGCGCAAGATCGACCCGAAAGCCGACATGCAGGACATTCTATGGACGCTCGCAGGAGGAGGTATGGTGTGGCTGGCAATCTTGGCTGCTATTATTTTTGGATAAATATACCCCAAGTTACTACAATTATAAATAGAGATAGGGGGTAATCCAAATTTAAGGGACGTTTAAGCATGTTTTAAACGTCCCTTAAATTTTGCTTTTTTTGTCGATATTTCAAGATCGGAGGTTGAAATCCGATTATTTCAAAGTGGAATTTTCGAAATGCCGATTATACCAATATCTATCAGGAAGATTCCCAGACATATCCTTCAAGAAAACAAGATACGTCTGAACTCTTTTTTCTTGGAACAGGAATCTGTACAGGAGAAAGGAACTCAGTTTATATTCAAATATGCATTCTAAAGTGGTAATAGTAATCATAAAACATATAACAAAAATCACAAATACGGAAGTTCGATTTTGGACAATACACTTCAGAAATTGTAAAAGAAACAGGTTGCATCTAACAACTCTTGACTATTTGCCAATTCCAAAAATTTTTCGTATCTTGCAATAGGTTATTTGAAATGCGGTATTT